TCTCCTCTGTCTAACAATATAAAATCTTGTTTTGGAAATATTTCTGCTGAGGAATATCCTAGGTTGGATGCAATATCCTCTAGTGTTTTTCTCATTATTTTTGCTTTAACTGGGCCTTTAGAGAATAATATTAAATGCGCTCCCCCAGATTTTGATCGAAACATCACTAAAGGTAGTTTTTTTATTTTTTGAGAAATTTCTTTATGGTTTAATGGGTATTCATCTATATCTATGCAACCCCAATAACAATTGTTTTCTTCATTTATTGGTATTATTCCAAGACTTGGTTCTTTTCCATTTAAGTGGTCATCCCACTGTTGTCTGGTAGGTTTTCCTCTTAAAGTAAGTGCTTTACCACCTACTTTTCCTTCTCCGTTATCTTCAGAAGAAACATATGTCCCATACCCCAAATCTGAACCACGAAAGGCTTGCATGAATTTCTCTACATTCATAGGTCATATTTCAATAAAAAAAGAGAGCCGAAGCTCTCTTTTTAATTAAAAAGGAGTTTGTTCCTTTTCAGTTTCGTTTGCTAATTGTTTTTCGTTGGAAGCAGCTTCATTAAATAAACCATGATGACCTTTATTCATTCTTTGCGAAAAGTCTTTCGCTTGTGTATAAAGGCTTGCATCTTCAACAGGTTTGTCTTTATGAACAGTAAAAGCGATCCATGACCCCTTTTCATTACTTTCTTGTGTCGTTTTTAAACGATACGTAAAAGCAAAGGTAGGTGGTGTAAAGGAACCGTTTTTCCCTTGTAGTTTAGCACTTGTCATTAAAGATAACCATTTTCTACTGGTTTTTAATCCTGTAGATTTTAAGGTAAGCAATGCCTCTTGAGTGGCGTTGTTTTTTTCATCAACTATTAATACAAAATGATTTGCATCTCTTTGTATATAATTACCACTATTAGGAATCATATCCTTAAAGGTTTTAGGGTCTCTTTTAGTTTTAGAAAGAATATCAGAGTTACCTGGATAAATCTTTACTGGGGCTCTTGCGCCGTCGCCCATAGGAGACCATTCAGAATAAGTAGGTATGAATGCGCAAGGAATAACTAATACACCCTCATCTCCGTCATACAGAGTTTGAGACACAGTGTTTAGTATCATACCCGGTTGAGCTCCTTCAATGTAGGATTGTTTGCTCTTATTTACCTCTGGTGAGAGTTGCATAAGAACTTTTAGTCTCGGCATTGAGAGATCTCGGGATGTCACGTTAGATAGACCAGTGCCAGCATCTTTTTCTAAGACCGCAGAATCCAATGCTAGTGCACTAGCCTGTTTTTTTGCAACGGCTTTATTGTTTGCACTATTTCCACCCGCCGCTGTTTGATGGTTAGTGTTTTGTGCTGTCGCCATATTATTTACCTCCTTTAATATTTTTAACAACTGCACGCTGTCCTGCGTACGCACCAAGCAAGTCAAAAGGCAAATCGTTTCCGTTTTCGAGTTGCTCTCTGACAAATCCTTTAAGACTGCTAGGATGAACATGGGTTTTTTGGCTAGGCTCTAATCCTTGTTTAACAAGATTAGACATTAAACCATCTGCTCTTTTATCCTCGCCACGTCCAAATGAGACTGTTACTTCGTTCTTGATAAGATCACCATGATTATTATCTCGAAGCCATTTAAACGCCTTGTCTTGATTTTCTTGTGTTATTCTTGCACTGTAATAGGGTTTGACGTTTATTTCAGAACCGTCAATCAATTTAAGAGATGTTAAATTTCTTTCTGCTAGTGCGCTTGGTATAACTTCAAAAGATAACTTTCTAAAACGCTCTTGTTTATCTTTTAAAATTTGTTCGTCGTTCGCGATGTCTTTTTCAAGATTCGCGTATTGTTGACACAGTGATGCAATTTGATCTACATCGCTGTCTTTTACTTTA